GTATTTCAATCCATACAGCAGATTCGGCTGAAGATTCCACAGAGCAGGTAACGTCAGACGGACAACGAATATATTCCAGATCATTCCATGCCGTACTTCCATCACCGCATTTTACATACTTTGTATCCGTTTCTATCCCGAGTTCGCCATTGAGAAGCACTTTATTGCTTGCCGCCCACTCTGCAGCCGTTCCCGTTGCCGTTTCTAACCGTCCTTTAACTCGAATAATCGACATACTGATACCTCCTACGTAGAGGCGGATCCACCATCAAGTATAAGAACATCTCCAGATGGGACAAATAATTTTGATGTAGATAAACTGGCGGCTGCCATTTCTGCATCAGTAATGGTACCATCGGCAATTTTGGCAGCTGTTACGGATCCGTCAGCAATTTTAGCCGTAGACACCTTACCCGCACCGATTGTCGGATTCGGATACGATCCCGTTAAATCGCCGTCGGCTGAACCACTGGGAGGCATACTGGCCGGCATCGGATGTTTATGATCCGCTCTTGCAACAGCAGCACTGGTACCGATAGCTCCGGCATCACCGGCTGTCTCCGTTGCCGGCATAACAGTTGCCAAACTAGCATTAAATGCCGAATTCTTCGTTGCAATTTTTGGTTCATACGTACTCTCAGCAGTTCCAGATGTTATATAACCTTTGGCCGTAATAGCCTGTTCTGTACGCAAAGGTGTCATAGCCTTCGTATTATCCGTACCTGCTGTTGCTTCCGTTTGACTGGCGATATCCAATGGATTCGAAACAGAAACATAGGCAGATCCACTCCACCGATATTCGCAAGCCTTTGCATCTGCTGTCGAACTGATATCAATATAAATTTTCCCGCCTTCGCCGGTTATGGCTGTGACGTGCGTTGATTCCTTATAAAATTTCCCGCTATAATAATAGCCTTCGATAATATCATCTACGTAACTTGGCAGTTGGCCGGATGGCACCTGCCCGGAGCTGTCTAATGTGGCCACGCCATTAGCTATGCCCTTTTGCGATGTGGGGATCTTATCACTATCAGAAATGGTGATATTTTTTGTACCGTCAAAGGATATGCCGTTAATCGTCCGTACTGTTGCCAGTTTATCGGCAGCTTTTACAACACCATCTGCACTGCCCTTATAGTCCGATATCTTCATACAATTCGCTAATGCGCTTTCAATAGATCCCGTAAAATAGGGAAGCGAACTATACGCCGTAACTCCGTCTCCGAATTTAAGCTTTTTTGTATCTGTTTCATAGGCAAACTCCGCTGCCAGCAAAACCAAATTAGACGCTGCGAAATTAGCTGCTGTATCAGCCCGTGCTGTCAGCCTTACCACTACTGCATTATTAGCCATTTGCATTACCTCCTGAAATATGTTCAATAGCATTAAAATCCCGGCCCACACAATAGTATTTCAGACTATCATCATCCCACCGGTATGTTGCATTTTCCTCTGTTGCAATATAGACAATATCTGGATTGCCGACTTTTGGAAACGAATAAATGTCAGCATATTGAGCTTGTCTTACATTTTCAATACGTTTCAGCCATTCTGCTTCCGTGCCGGCAAATCCATGATCCACGGCAACCGCATAAGCGCTTTTCCCGTCGACTCCTACATTGCCTGTATCGCCCTTGTCCCCCTTATCTCCTTTATCACCTTTGGCAACGGCTCCCAGACTGGCATCCACGCTGCCACCGGAAATAATAGCAACTGATAAAGAAGCAGCTGTTGTTTTCAGATCTCCTTGTAAGTCTGACATATACTCACCTCGTTACATCCGGCATGACATAGTAGTTATACGGTCCAAACGTTTTGACTTGTGTCTTGCCATATTCATCTGTATACTGCACTTCAATATCATATACGTAGGTACCATATGCCAATTTATTGGTGTCGTCATGCTCAAACGTAACCATTCCGGCATCCACTGTTTTTTGCAATACAGGAACCTCATCGTCAAATGTTTTTTTCGCCGTAAACGTTGCCGTGTATTTTTCTATCAGAACCCCATCCACGGTAGGCGCAAACGCAACAGTACCCGTATCACCACGGGTATGATAGATACAATTATCAATTGTTTTTAGCATATACCCTCACCTCAACTGACAATTTCGCACCACAAGCCGTTATCGATCATGGATGCCGGCTTATTGGTGGTCGTCGTTACCCGTACCGTATCGGAAACAAGCTGCCGGATATCGGTATGTGTCGTACCATCCTTATTATGAGCACTTATATCAGTATCAATTTTAGTGCGGATATCGTCATGAGCTTTTGTGTCTTTATTATGGGTACCTATATCAGTACCAATTTGGGTGCGAATATCTTCATGGGCCGCCTCGTCCTTATTATGACCGGCTATTGTGGTATCAAGATTGGCATCGGCTTCTTTTTTACAGGTATTGATATCTTCTTTCAGGCGCTCATCATTACTAAAAAGCTGGCTCCCCATCGCGTTTTCCAGATCATACCGGACGGGATCATTAGCCATACGCTGTGGGAACGCATCCGTATTATAGGGAAGGCCATTGTCTATGCCCTCGTCCGGCCGTGTCTGATTTCCAATTACTTTAGGGAAAAGGCTCAGCCATTTTGTCAAATACGTCGCCATTATTCATCACTCCATTCTGTATTGCTGGATCCATACGTATAGGTCCCATCAAAGTTAATATGTCCATTCCAACTATAGCCCGTATAGATATTGGTACCTAAATGGGCCGGCTTATATGTCAGAATTTGTTTTCGTAGTTCTTTCAGCATAGCTGAATCCTTGCAAGTGGTATATACATTAAAATAATTCAGTGCGTTGTGTTCTTCGACATAACCAGATCCGTATGTCTGCACAATCTGATTCATCGCCTCCACCGTACTGGTACGCGCCCCGCGTATTTTTTCCAGTAATTTATTACGCCGGTAATCATATGTATCATCGGCTCCATGAGATAGCTTATAAATACGTTCCCAATCTTCAAGCCCCCAGGTAGCACTGCTGGCAAATAGCTGTTTCGTAATATCAATGATTTCCAGTCTTGTTTTTTCATGTTCCCATGACAAGGTATCCTGCAGCAGCTTAAACACGGGATCGTTAGAAAGGAAAGCAGGCAAATACCGTAATACATTGACGGGTGTCGTTCTCAACAGTTCAAACGTCATGAGATTGTCACCGTCCCGAGTGTTGCTATTTCTTCGGATGTCAGCGAAATATTAGACGTTCCATTATTTATCGTTAAATTCGAGTAATCATTGACTCCCGTATCCGTCAATATCAGGGCCCCAATTTTCGCAATCGATACATACGCAGTTGCAGAGGAGTTGATGATGGTTTTTTCGAGTTCCACAAAATAATTTTTGATATTGGTTTTAAACGTCGTTTCATTCAATGCACCATCAACGGTTACGGCAATGTTAATGACTTTAGGTACGGCACTGGTAACAGTGACTGTCGCTCCAATCGGGCGCACCTCTTCAATATAATCAGCGACGTTCTTTACTAAGGTATCACTGGCCTGTTCGTAGTTATCATTCACTATGACAACTTTTACCGTGCCCGGGCCATTCCATAACGGGATCACCTTGGCGGCACCTACTCCGGCCACACTGGTGGCCCACTCCATATAATGATACTTGTTACCGGACGTTCCCGGAGTCCGCACATGTGTAAGATATCGACTCAACAGACTGCTATCCTCTTCCTCATCGTATCCATCGTGCATGGCTGCTGCATTCGTAACGCTGGTAATGCCGGGTATAGACATCGGAATGACCGTAATTTCACCGGCTGCCACATTTCCATCTGCCCCCGCTATGACGGCCTGTACAGCTACGTCTGTGCTGCCGACAATTGTTACGGTGGCAAGTGTTTTAAACTGGGTACTGGCTGCCGTGGCAAAGATGCTGCCATTGGGTAAGGTACCATTTCCTTTTACCGTAACAGTACCGGAAGCACTTACCGCGTCTTTCCGGATAATGCCGGATTCAGCAGCCCGCATGGTAAGAAAGTCGCCCCAACTCGTATCAGCAAACGCTGCTTTATATAACTGCTCTAACTCCACTTCCGTTTTGGCAAACTCAATACTATTCGAGGAAAACACATCATACTCGAATGTCCCCTCAAAGGTACTGGCAGCCGTTTTGCTTTTACTTTGCAATTCTGCCAATATATCTGCTTGCTCCCGTGCACTATACATTAACGTTCACCTCCCCGTACACCGTTGTAAGATTCACTGCACAAACAACTTTATCCCCACTTGCCGTAAATTCGACGGAATCGACACTGGTAATATAGGGATTCACCATGAGGCATTCGATAATGATACGTTTGAGTTCGCTGTACCGTTCCTGTACCCCCATGACTTTACCGATAAACGGTTTTACTTCAATGCCATACTGCCAACTGTAGGCAAGATATTGATATCGTTCCGTCTGCAGGGCTTTATATACCCACACTTTTACGGCTTCCGCGCCTTCCACAAGGATATGCTGGCCATTTCCGTTGTACAGGA